TGGAATTCTTGACGAATGCCGTTTTCTTCTTCGGATACGGAGTAACACCCTCGATCTTTCGAGGTGAATTGAGCGTCACCTTACGACCACGCCAAGTGTTACCTTTTTTGGAGAGGGAGGTTTTCATTTCGGAAGTTCTCCAGTGTCAGCGTACTTGCTCAGAGCATCGTAAAGTGACGCCCGAGGAATGTTTGAGAACTTCTCAAAAATTCGAGCCGTATCTGCGGCGCTACGATAACCAGCAGATCCAGATGCGCGAGCCAGCGCATTTGCTGCGACATTGTAGAACCCAGCATTTACCGCAGTTCCGATTACACCCATGATTCCTTCAACTGGTTTTCCAGCGGCAACCTTAAGAGCTGATTGAGGAATTCCAGCAACCAACTCTTCAGCAGCCTGACCAGATACAAGCGCACCGCCTCCACCAGCAGCACGTTCAGCCATTAAGATGGTTTTGTAGCCAGGAATGATGTCGTCAACAATTTGCTTGTACAGAGTCGGCCCAAGAATCTGTTCAGCTCGATTTATTTTGAAAACACCTTTGAGATTCGGCCCTTTGCCACCGAGAACAGTCTCGGCCAAAAGAATATCTTCAATCTCTCTAGCGCGAGTCGAAATCAACGCTTCTTTGGCCAGCTTGTTTCCAGCAACCGCCTCGCGTTCAAGATACCGAACAACAGATCCAACATCCTTCACATTTGGAAGCAACTGAACCGCTTCAGATGCTACAGCAAATCCGGCAGGTGTTTTGGTCTGCAAAATGTCCAGCAACGCTTGAGGACCAGTTTTCTGGCCGGTGCTTTCAAGGAAATTGACGAACTTGGAAAGCTGGTCTTTTGATCCAAGACCAACCTTCTCAAGTGCGCCGGGACTCTGCGTTTCTAGGTTGTTGATTGTTCCGGCAAGCTTCTTGTAGTCGATTGCCCCAGTGGCTTTGTCCGTTGCGTCGCTGACAATCCCAGACCGGATAGACGAGTACACATCTTGAAGATCGGGAGCGTTTGCAACCCCACGGGATTTCAGCGTGTTAACAAGTGATTCGACGTTCGCAAATTCAGGGGCAAGCAAGCCTTGAGCTTTGACTCCGCTGACCATTGCCTGACCAAGTTGGCCACGCTCCACGGTTTCTGGAGCGAACGCCCTGCGAACTCCGAAAAGATTCAGCTTCGGTCGTGTCGCCGCATAAAACTCATCACCAGCAGCTCTTGCAGCAGCGGCTTCAGCGCCTATGGCTTCAGGAGCCTGATCGGCAATCGTTTGGGAAAGAGTGGTTGCGAGATTTTTAACCTGTCTTTGTTGACCGCTTCCAATGGCTTCACCGGCATAATCAGCGAAATCGTAAAGCTCATCTCGAAGGTCTTTCAGCTCCTTCAAACTGGCCTTTTGAGGCACTGAAACTGTCACGGGCCGCGTTGGGTCCATCGATGATGGAGTCATCATTGTCTCTGTTCTCGACAAAAGCTTCTTGGCCTCTTTCAAGCCAGAGGCGTGAATGTCTGGAATCTGGGCCAACAGTTCATTTGCTTGAGCCGCAAAAGAAGGGTTGTTTCCAACAGGCTTGAAAAGGTTGAATTTCTGATCGTTTTCAACCGCGTTGGCAGGTCCATAGATTCTGTTTGCTTCAGCCTTGATTGCATTTTTAGCCTGATCGGCGAGCGATTCAATTTGTTGGCCAGCAGGAACAACACGAAACGCGGAAATGTTCTGACCTTTGAACAAGGTATTTTTCACCGTGTCCTGATATGCCTGAAGCGCCTGATCTACTGCTCGTTGCTGAGCCTGTTTCTGCGCTTGTCCGCGAGCAGATTCCAAAATCGTTTCAGCGTCTTTTAGATTTCTTGAAGCGTTTGCGATGTCGTCAATTTCATTGGCACTCAGTGCGCCAAGAAGTTTTTGAGTCACCGTGTCAGCTCCTTCGGCTGCAACACCTGTCAGCTTTTGAACTGCGGTTTTAATCTGCTCACCTTGACGAGCGAGTTGCTCGGTGATTGGAGGCATCCCAGCGCGAGATTCAATTCTTGATTCAAGACCAGCGAAACGAGGCATCGCCTGACCAAACGTAGGTTGAACTCCTTCACCAATTCTTTCCACCGTGGCTGCTCGCTCGGCAGCACGTTCAAATCCCGCGCCAGCACGGCCAGCGATTGCTCCGGGGATTTGAAATCCGGCAGTTAACGCGGCAGGGACAATGCCAGCTCCCGGTTCGAATTCCCCAGTTCTAACAGCCTCTCCAGCAACGCCGCCAGCTCCTTGCATGGCGATGTTTGCCAACGGCTTAAGAAAACCTCCTCCTGGAATAATTGGAGCAGCACCAGTAACAGCAGATGCAGCAATTTCTCGCCCTGAAACATCTTGCCTAATCCCAAAAAGCTTTTCGATTGTTTGACCGACCGCCTCGCCTATTGCAGATGCAAGAGCGCCAGTACCCATCATCGCAGGAATAGATGCTCCACTGCTTGCGGGGGCAGCAAGCAAAGCGGGAATAGCCCTAGCGCCCATGGCTGTTCCACGCATCATTCCGCGAGCCTCAGCTTGCGCCAATGGAGTAAGCTCTCCAGAAGGAGCGATTCGACCGCCTTCCATTGGCGCAAGCATTCCAACAGGGTCAGCAAGCTGTCCATATTCCCACGGCAAATTTTCGATTGCCTTACCAAACCTCTCCATCATTCCAACCTTACCTGAATCCTGAACCGCCTGTTCAAGCTGCTGAGGAGAACCAACTTGCGCTTGAACTTGGGTAGGAGTCAGCGCGGAGACTTGGCCAGCTTCCTCACGCCGACGCATCTCGGCGATGGTGGCTGGACCTTGCGATTGTGGTTGAGCTGAGATTCCTTGCGCTGCCTCGTAATCCAAAATGGCCTTAAAATCCGCCTCCGTTGGAGGATTCGGATTAGACCAATTGTATTCCCTTCCAGACGGAGTGGTGATTGTTCCCATAATTACGGAGTGTAAATAACTCCAGAGGTTGAGTTTGTTGCGTTCGTGCGTGGGGTTACGCCAGGAGGAAGCGACGGAGCGGTTCCAGTCGAAGGAGTCGGAGCTGATTGCTGCTGTTGTCCAAACGGAATCAGAGGAAGCTTGAACTTGGTGACAAGTTCGTTGGCCAACCTAACCTGCTCAGGACGGATTCGATACTGATCCTTGAAAGAACGAATCGTTCCGTACAAATCTTCCGCAGCCATTGCTGAGAAGTTTCGAACATCGTCCGCAAAATTCTGGCTCTTAACATTTCCAAGAGCGGCTTGGAGTCGTTGCATTTCCGTGGTTGTCACGGCTTTACCAGAACGCTCAAAAGCAACCTGATTGAACTCATCTTGGAATCTTTGCAACAATGCGTAAGCGTCCTTTTCCTCTTTGGTTTTTGCGCCAGCCAATCGCTTTTTAATGTCAGTCACATTACCGTCAATAATTCCGACATACTTTTGGATAGCTTGAGGTCCGTAGTTTTTTTCAAAGTCATCAAGCCGTTTAACCAGCTCTCCAGACTTTCGTGCAATCGTTTCATCTCCTCCGATGCGTTTCTCAGCAGTTCCATCAGGAAACTTCCATGAATTGCTCATGGCGTTGGACTCGATGATGTCAGCCGTTTGTGTGTCAGGCTTTCCAAACAACGATTCATATTCGCTGACAGCTCTTTCAGACAAGCGCATTTTGGTGCGTTCAGATGCAGGGATTTGCGCGCTCTTCTTACTTTCGACAGTTAATTGAGCGGTTTTAATTCGTTCCTGAAGAGGGATAGATTTGTCCAAAAGAGACACTTCGGTAAATACGTCTTGCGGAAGTTTTCCGACAATCTCCTTTTCCTTCATCTGCTCCCTAATGATAGGAAGATTCGTGCGGTAAACCTCCTCGTTAACCTGACCTGTCTGAGGATCAAAAACATCGATGCCCTGATTCTGCATCGCTTCGATGCTATCCGCTCTAAGTTTGTCGAATTGTTCGCGAGCCTTAATAATCTTCGCTCGCGGAGAATACTGCTGAAGACCTTGATATGCCTGAGTTGCCTGTTGGTTGAATACCTTTGACCTGAAGCGAGGAAGCGCAGGCATAGCCGCCTTCAGTTCAGGATCATTAAAATAGGTTCCAACTTCCTCATTAAACTTTTGGAACGTGTCATATTCCGCAGCTTGAGCCTCCTGCTCCGCCAACGCCTGAGCATAAGCGTTCGATTGAATCTTGTTCTGAAGATCGTACTGACGTTGCTGCATGACCTGCTGGGCAGTCTGCATCTGCAACTGCTCCATCATCCGCTTCTGCGTCTGTGCGCGGTCGAACAGGTTTGCACCTAACTGAAATGCTTGAAGAGATTGGTCGGCCATAGAATGATCTTTTTAAGGTCCGAATCTGACACTAGGAGCGGACATTGAAGGCGGCGGAGCCATCAGATTCGGAACATCGATTTGAGGCGTTTGGCGCATCATGTTGGAGTAATCAGACATCAATGCGCTGGAAAGGCCATACTGCGACAATGCGCCACCAACAGTTCCGCCAAAGTTGGTGAACGCAGTCTGCGCCGCCTGCTGCATCGGCGACGGAGCAGCAGCCACTTGAGCAGCAGTCAAATCGCGTCCGTACATTCTGGACTGTTGCTCTTGTAACGCCCCAATCCGTTGAGACGGCGTGATGAACATGCTGCTCACGGAGAACGGTTGCGCCATGCCAAACGTGCGCTGCTGCTGGATGAAGTTCTGAGCTTGAGCAAGACCCTGATTTTGGATCTGCATTGATGTCAGACCCAAATCGCGAGCGGTAAGCGAACGACCGAATCCAGAACCAGCTCCAAATCCACCAGACAAAGCGCGTCCAGCAGTCGAGCGTTGAACCTGAGCGGAAACCTCGGGTGAAAGCTCACCGCGCAAGGCTGCGCCGATATTCTGCCCAGCCTGCTGAACGATCTGGTCATAGCCAGGAATCGCACGGCGAAGCTGAGTTTCAAGCAATGACTGTTCTGCGGATGTAGTCTTCTCGGCCAACTTGGTGGCAGGCTCAAGCGCGGCAATGTTTTGCCGGATAGCGTTGGTCTGCTCCTGCTCGAAGTTAATTGGCTTCAGCTCAGGAACCTTCGGCTTCTTGCCACCAAAAAGCCCGCCAAGCAAACTGCCGACAGCGGAGATTCCCGCTCCACCAAGAATTGCTGCACCTATTGCCATAAATTATCCTTTTGGTTCAGAACCATTGAGAAAACCCTCCGCCGTTCAATCCGACGCCTACCATGCGTATCGTCGCGACTGCGTCACCCAGATACTGCATCGTTTGCTCCTGCACAGCTTGAACAGCTTTGGCTTCGTAGGCCACTGCTTCCTGAATCAAATCGTTCTCCTCCTTGCGAATGGCCATAACCATCAGCTTGATGGCATCGGGACACGGGGGGATGAGGTAGTCATTCACGCTCGTCGCGTTGATATGACGCATCTTGCCGATGACCGTGACAGTCTGAGTGCAGCAATCGCTGTTTCGACCAGTCCAGAGGCTACGGCGATATTGCGGCAACGTCTCGTCCGGGTCATACACGGCAAGATCTACCTCGGCAAAAATTGTCTGGTTGTACTCGTAGAGCCGCGATGCGGTATTTGTTGCCTCCCTGATGACTCCGGTCAGTGCGGTGAATTTCTTGGAAGACTGAACGTACGGCAAAGCGAGCGTCAGCTTTTCGCCGTCAATCCATGCGCCACCTGATTGGGTGCGAATCCATTGTCCGTTCGAGTCGTAGCCTTGGAGCGTTATCGTTTTGCCGACATCTGAAGCATCGCCAGGATAAACTCGAATGTAGCTGTTGATGCCGCCAGACATATCGCGATATGAAACAACAGTACCACGATCAACGAGCTGTTTTCCCGCGCACGGGTTGCATCCGCTGAGGAGTCCGAATCCGGTTTCTTGGAATTCATACCATTGGTTGCGAACAGATCCTGTTCCGCAGCAGTCTGCTACGGCTTCGATGGTTTCGATTGAACGAGGCCAAGTGATGCATCCGTCTACGGTGCAAACGGTGAATCGTCCGTAAGAACCCGCCCACAAGCCCTTGTGTAGAAGCCTTCGACACGCTTGGTTGATGTAGTCGTAAACGCGCTGATCATCGACACATGTGCCGATAACCCGAGCGATTGTCGAGCGGATGTCCTGAACGATAAGCTTCATTTGGTGTAGTAGACTCGGCCCGTTCGCTTGATAAAGTAAACACCGTAAAATGGCGGAAGATTGTTATGCCCGATGGCGTTCTGACTGTCGTTGCCAGTCTTGTCAGCGTTCGTTGTTCCGACATCTCCGGTCGTGATACTCGGCCCAGAACCGCCGCCACCTGTTCCAGCAGCACCTTGAAGGATCTGTGTCGGGTACGAACCAAGTCCAGTCCATGACTTGTTGACGAGGTAGTAATCGTCGTTTGCGGGGGCAATGAGTTGAGCAACACCGTGAGTATGCTCGTTGAATGCGGTTTCAGGAACGGTCAGGGTATGCTTGTCTTCACCAGCAATAGATGTGGTGGTCGTCGTCCCCTGAACATTCACCGTACCGCTTGCCGCAAAAGCTCCAACGCCAACCGGGAATCGAGCATCGAAAGCTGTGTCAACCTCCCACATTGGGCCGGAAGTCACATTTGTTGATGTCGAGGTTCCGTCGCCACCGTCGTAGCTTAGGACATCAGCAGCAGTACCAACGAAGATGCGCCGTTCAGGACCGTTGGCAGGAATAGGATTCTTTCTTGCCCAGTATCCACTGACGCGCACCCACCACTCACCGTTCTCGTCCAACCACGGATAAACCTGATTGTTCAGCGCAGGCGTCGATGCCCCGTAATTGAAGAACGAGTTTCCAATCGAGCTGTTGAACGTCGCTTGAGTGCCGCTGATAATGTCGTTGGCCAACGTCTGGTAATTGAGCGGACAATATCCAACCGGCAGACTCGGCGGAGTAAGAGTGATGAGAGTAAGGTTTGGCATAATTCTAAGACTATTCTGACGAGTAGGTCAGAGGATTGACATCGCAGACATCAAGCGGTGTGCAAGCAGGGAAGGCAGTTCGGCACTCGCCAACACTCGATTCCTGAATGTCGTAGGCGTGAACTCGAAGACTCTTGATACGGCAATACCCCATGATAGTCAGCATGACCTGAACCTCGTAAAGATTGCGAGCGGGAGTGCTGATCGTCGCGTTACACGGCAAATCCGATGGAGTCGGGAAACGCATCTTAGGCCGGTACTGCGCCTTGAAGTTCGTAATCGGACAAAGATCCAAGCACTGCGTCACAGTCGCGCATTCAGCAAAGTCGATCCACTCGATCCAGCCGGGATACTGGTCCGGTCGATAGGTGACATTGAAGGAGACATCGCCCTCAAGCTCATCAATGAACAAGTCACCGGAATCGAGTCGCTTCAAGCCAAACGGAACCTCGAAGTTGTAGGCGCGAGTCTGCACCTGCCATTCGATTTCCTTCTTGGGAGTCGCACTCAAGTTCATGTCAAACCTTTCAGACTTGGTGATTTCCCAAATCTGGATCGTGTCGTCCGACCCGCGAGCAATCGCAAAGCAAGCGTCTCCGTAAGCGTTCTCGGTCTTGACGAGCTGCAAGATGTTCAAGCCCGTCCAGATTCCCGACCAAGCTGGAGGAGCTTTCTTCCGCATCGAAGTGATAAGCTCCATATCCAACACGGATATAGCCTTGTGAATGACTCCCTCTGAATCGAAACGAGGCTGAGAGGTCATCAGCAAACGGTTATCGAAAACAACCGCAGAGCTGGCCCACAAAAGGTTTGTCTGATCGTTCTCGACGATGGGCGTCATCTCCCCACTGATCGGTGTGTTGCCCCAATCGGTGAACGACCGGCGAGCAATGATGAACGAACGGATGCCGTCGATAGCTCGGTAGAAAACATCGCCATTGACGGTGATGGCCGACCGTGCGCCTAACGCGCCGCTGGTCAGCAAGCTGATAGCCTGAATGGGATAGTTCAGGTTCTTCCAAACATCACGGTCTACAGGAGCTTGGACGCTGAAGACGTAACGAGGCGTGAAGACAAGAAGCGGTCCTTGGCCAAGCGATGTGTCTGGATTGCCTGGGACGGCCATTGCCGTGATGCCGCCTGAATCCGACGGAACCGCAAAGTCACCACCTTCATTGAGGAAGGTGTTCTCGGTTTCTTTGAGAACGCTGGCTCGCGTACCGTCTCCATAAACGATGTCGGTAGCTCGGAATGAAAAGCCGTTCGGCAGTGCGTACCAGATGCGGCCATTGACGTAGGCCATCACTCTGCCGCACTTGATTTCATCGTCCTTAGCTCGACGCAGGCTTGTTCCGTTGAAGATGAGCGGCTTGCTGAAGCCGTCTTGGATAACGACGAAGTTCTCAGCTTGAACCATCCAGCCATCGAGCAGGTTGGAAGGATTCTCTAAGTCAGCGGACAGCGTGAGGTTTTGCGCCTTGTTCTCAAGGCAGTTGTAAAGCCACACTTTACCACTGATCAGCATCAGGATGAACGTACGTCCATCGTCCGAGATGTATGGCAGCGCGCATTGGAACGTGCCGGTAAGACCTTGAGGGCCGTAGCAATCCTCCGACCAACCGTCCGCCGTCACGTTCGTCTGATCTGCGGTAATCTCGGCATTGTCAGCGGTGATACTGACGCAGAGGTCGTAGTCTTTTTGAACGTAACCGGGGCGAGGAGAGACAAATCCTTCGCGGAAGTTGGCATTGACGGCGAACGCAACCTGATTCTTTTCCACCTCGGAAGGCATCACGCCAGCATCAATGCCACCCTCAAAGGTAACAGATCCGTCCGTGTACCTGCGTGGTGCGCGTTCGCTCATGGTTTAAGCCTGAATACGCTGGATGGAGAACGATGCCCCTTCTCGAACGTAATACCCGTTCAACGGTCCGGTTGTAACCAAAACCTCGTAATAATCGCCAGCAGACGCTTGATCGATGTACTGAATGAAAAACGGACCAGAAATACTTGTAGAGTTTGTTGATTGAGAATTTGTAGGCCCTATGTCCGTAACTCCGTTCTTTCTGATTCTGAAAGAAACCGAAGACGCGGTTCCCGTGTATGCACTTAACATCAGCGCAACATCAATCCTGTAATATCCAGAAAGAGCTGCTGTAAACCGTCCGGTCGATGCGGTAAATCCAGATGCAGTATCAATCCCGTTCCAAGATCCAGACGGGAAATCGGTCAAACTAAACGGGTTCTTAGTCAGACTTGCGCCAACGTCAGGCGCGCCAGAACCGGGTGTTCCAGTCACCCTCCGCGTAAACGTGACGTAGTTGAACGATGCTGCGGCGGTTGCCGCGATGGTAATCGCCCCTGCTCCATTCGTAATCGCGATGCCAGAACCTGCCGTCAATGCGGCCACCGTGTATCCGGTTCCATTTCCGATGGGAAGTTGGCCATTAGTAGGAACTGTGGTTACGCCCGTTCCACCCTTTGCAATCGGCAACGTACCGCTGATGTCGCCGACCGGAACCGTAGCAACGGTCGAGACAGCACCAGCACCGCTAGACCCAGCGGTTTTCATGTAACCGGCAGCAAGCGAGTCAAGAGCTGTCTCGTTTGTCAAAGTTACGTCCGATGTCCGGCAGATGTATGAAGCTCCAACCGGCGCACCGCCAGACACACCGGCAGCACCTTGAGGCCCAATCGCTCCAGCCAACGTAATCAACGCTCCTACAGGAATCAGGGTTGTAGGAATCGCATTCGGAATACCAAGAAGACCGGCAGCAGGATTACCGAGCGTTACATTCAAACCCACGACATCCGCAACCTGCATGTATCCGCATCCCTGAACAGAAACAAAGAACTGACCTTGAATGGATTCCGGCAAAAACGAGCTGTTATCGACCTGAACAACAACGTATCCGCCAAGAGGAGGAACAAAGAATTGAGCCGTCGTGTATGTGAAGGCATCAACGCCGTTCGTCCCATTTGTTCCGTTCGTTCCAGCCTGACCGCGAGGGCCTGGAATGTTGACGACGTATGGGTTGGTGCAGCTCATATAAAAATGGTCCTCTTATCTCCAAATTCCCGCAATTTTAATCTTAGGCGTAGACTGCTTCCAAACGCCCGAAATCTTAATCCAAGTAATCGCTTCCTTCCAAGTTCCAGATATTTTGATCCAGAACTTGTTGGATGGCGAAGATCCTTGGTTTGAAAGAATGGTGAGGAGCATTACGCCAATCGACCTAGATTAGTTTCGTGGTCTGTCCAGCAGCCAATTCCAGTCACTTCTATTGCGTCACCATTTGAAATGAGCTGATCAGAAGGAGGGTTTCCAAACGCAACAGGTTGGTTGGCTGCGTAGAACACGCCGCTTACCCAGCAGTCTCGAGTAAAACGCAGGACCTTCATTTTACGCAAAGAAAAGTTCACCAACGATGTCACCCACCCCGACCGCCGCTGTGTCGGCGTCTGCGGCTCCAGTGACGGTCGTAAGGCCGATGCCCGTGGAAAATGCGATGCCGCCTTCAAGTTTCATTTGAGCCAAACTGTTTGGAGGGATGGCAATTGTGCGGACAACTCCAGTTCCTGCGGTCGGAGTTGTGGTCTGGTTGTGCAGCTTAACGTATCGAAACGCTGCGTTGGTGTTGGCCAATGCCCAGCCTAGAACACGACCAGCCGAACCTTTGACAATGGTGGCGTTGGTTGTTGCTGCGCTCACCAAATGCGCTCCCGAGGCGGCACCTGTGGCGTTGCCTCGATATTGTTGGCCTACGTCACCAATGACGTTTGTTCCTGCCGCAATTGAGCCTGTGCCGATGTTGGCAGTAACAGTACCGCTTACGGTTACCGTTCCCGATTGTGTCACCGGCAGCGGATTCATCGCGCCCTGCGCCCGATTGCCCTGAATATAGACGGGCATATTGGCGAACTTCTCAACCGTGCAAAACGAAATTGTCCATGTCGTTGATGTGGCTGGTGCGGTCGTGCCGTTGAACGACCAGACGAACAGGTACAGATCCAGATTGTCGTCTGGAATGTTTTCGAGGCGGTTGGCTCGAAGACTAACAGTAGGCGTCGTCGTTGTCGCTCGAAGCTGATCCGCCCAAAACACTTCGCGTCCGGTCAACTCGCAAGTGATAATCGTACCGGGAGACGCCGTTGTGTTGATCGTTGCGGCGGTGTCGCCAGTAGCCCAACCGCGACGCTGTGCATCGACGTTGATGTTTGTGGCCGTCGTACCGGTGACAAGATTGCGGACATACGAATGCCCGAAGACCGTCGCTGTGCAGCTACCGGATGCAGGCCAGCCAGCCACGGTGAGTGTGTACGAAGTACCAGCAACGACCGATGCAATAGCGTAACGACCGGGAACACCAGCGGCACCGACGATATTGCCGACTTGAACGAACTGGCCGACGCTGGTTGAAGCGAAAGCATGACCCGATTGGGCAACAGTGATGCTTGTAGCCGAGTTGATTGTGACGGTCAGACCTTCGCCAATCAGATCGGCCAGCATGACGGCCAAGTTGTTGTTGGCGATACGTTGTGACGCAACAATCGAGAACTTGAGGCGCATTGCGCCGCGCCAATTTTGGACGCTGCGGGTAAAGAACTCGGCTCTAGCAGTGGTTCCTGCAACAATGTTGAGTGCGCCGGATGCTTGGTTGTATGAGACGCCTGTTCCGATTGTCGGTGTCTGAAATTGGTTGGAAATGACCGACGCTCCAACCTCGGAAAACGACACGTTCCAGATTTCCTGACCGATTGCGCGGACGGGTGCGCCGGAAGCCTCGTTGTCGAGAACGCGAGTCGATAGCGTGGCGAGTTTGCCGTTGATGCCGGAGGTCGATGTCGCAATGGCCGAGGTGTCTACCTCGACGGCTGCCAGAGTGGTTTCGGTGGCTGCTCCAGACGGCAGCGGAAGGGAAGCAGCGGAGACGGGTTGAGTTGCCTGCCAGAACGTGCCACTCACCGGCTGGGTGACGCCAGAGCCATCGACCGGAACACGGCCGGAAACAAGAGCGGGTGTTTTGGAGTCAATGGTAAAGGTAGATGACGCAATGGTCGACGTATTCACCTCGACTGCTGCCAGAGTGGTTTCTGTTGATGCGCCGGAAGGCAGCGGCAACGATGCTGCGGAAACTGGCTGTGTTGCCTGAAAGAACGTGCCACTCACCGGGACAGCACTTGCGCGAAGTTGAGCGTCAGTCAACGGACCTGTAACAGGAACAGACGCTGCGATACTGACAGGTTGAGTTGCTTGAAAAAAAGTACCGCTCACCGGAACGGCTGCGGCGCGAAGTT